AGACAATGATCAACATAGCAGCGCGGCAGATCCAGATCCTGCGAAGCAGCCGAGTGAAGCGAGGTCGGCGAGCGCGCCCTCCAGAATTTGAGCACACCCAAACTTACATGTAGGATAATTCCCTACATAACCGGCCAGCCGCGGGCTTGTGCCCCCCGATCCCCTGTGCTATAGGCATGCCATGGACTTCACCCCGGCCCCCCTCCGACTGGCGTGGCGTGACGACCAGACCTCCGTGGAGGCCCCTGGCGCGGCCGTAGAGGCGCTCGCGCGTAGCCGGGTGAGGCTCAGGGCCGAGTACCGCGACGTGCAGCCTGTGGTCGACCTGTACGCCTGGTGGCTGGGCCGGGTGACCCAGGTGGGGGCGGGTCAAGTGGCACCCGCTCAGGCGACGAACGTGCTCAAGGCGGCGTTCCGGTTCTTCGACGAGTTCTGCGAGCCGATCGTGAAGGAGGCCAAGATCACTGGCAACTTTGCCGCGGCGGTGGCTGAGGCGGCGCGGGCCGTCGAGAGTGCGATCCTCGACGGAGGCGAGGGCCAGGGTGGCACGAGCGACGACACGTAGATCTACCAAATCGCGGCCCCGCAAGGGTCGTGCTGCCCCTCCTGTCGCGACCCCCGCCAAGCGACAGGAGGGGCGCTTCTCTAAGATCATCGCTCTAGGCGCGCCCGTCGAGTGCGACGCCGCGCTACCAGCTCCCGCAGCACCGCCCGCAGCACCGCCCGCAGCGCCGCCCACCACGCTTGTGGAGGCGACGATCAATCAGCCGGTTGATCCTGCGCCCGTTGATGGCGGAAGCGAGGCTCTCGTCGCCTCCACAGGTGAGCGCCCCCGCGACGGCAACGCGCACACCAAGCTGGTAGGGCTCCTTCGCCGCTGGCGGGCCGCCCCGTGGCTGTTCGTGCGCGAAGCGCTGGGGGCGACGCCCGACGCCTGGCAGGACGCCGCGCTGCACGCGCTGATCGACGACCCGCGACACAAGCTGGCGCTCAAGGCTTGCAAGGGCCCCGGCAAGACGTGCTTCCTGGCGTGGGCGATCTTGTGGTTCTTGACGTGCTTCGAGGACGCCAAGGTGGTGTGTACCTCCATCACCGGCGAGAACCTGCGCGACGGGCTCTGGACCGAGCTGTCGATCTGGATCAAGAAGTCGTCCCTGCTGGACTCGTTGTTCGAGTGGCAGACGGAGCGGGTCTACATGCGCGAGCGCATGTCGTCCTGGTACGCCTCCGCCCGCACCTGGCCCAAGGACGCCGACAAGACCAAGCAGGCCAACACCCTCGCCGGCATTCACGCCAAGCACAGCATGGTGGTGCTGGACGAGTCGGGCGACATCCCACGCGGTGTGCTCTCCGCCGGCCTGGCCCACCACTCCACCCAGGACCCCACTGGCGAGGATGAGGAGATCCACTACACCCTCCAGTGCGGCAACCCCACCTGCCTCGACGGTTCGCTGGGGTGGGCCTGCACCGAGGACGCCACCAACTGGTGGATCTACGAGATCACAGGGGACCCCGACGACCCGATGCGCGCGCCGCGCATCGACCCGGAGTGGGCGCGGGAGCAGATCGAAGCGTGGGGCGCTGACAACCCCTGGGTGCTGGTCAACGTCTTCGGGAAGTTCCCGCCCACCCAATCCAACAAGCTTCTGGGCCCTGAGCAGGTGCGCGCAGCGCAGAAGGTGATCTTCCACGAGTCGCTGTGGAAGCCGCACCCCAGGGTGATGGCGCTCGATGTGGCGCGGTCGGAGACCGCCGATCGCAGTGTGCTGTGCCGCCGGCAGGGGCCGGTGACGTTCCCGTTCCTCGTGTACCGCACCGCTGACCTCATGGAGCTGGCGGGGCAGGTGGCGTTCGAGTTCTCTCGCTGGCCGGCGCAGGTAGTCTTCGTGGACATGGCCGGGCTGGGGTCTGGGGTCTACGATCGACTGCGCGAGCTGGGGCTGCCGGTGATCCAGGTGTGGGGCTCTGGTGTGCCGCGAGACCCTCGGTTCGCCGATAAGCGATCAGAGATGTGGTGGCTCATGGCGCAGGAGGTGAAGGGGTCCGGCGGGCAGCCGATGCTGTCGATCCCCAACATCGTGGAGCTGGTGCAGGAGCTGACCGGGCCCGAGGTGGGGTTCAACCAGCGATCGAAGGTGAAGCTGGAGTCCAAGGAGTCGATGAAGCGGCGGGGGCTGCCTTCGCCCGACATTGGTGACGCGCTGGCCATGACCTACGCGGAACCTGTGGCAATCACTACTGATTTTGCTCCGTCCACCGTGGCCGCGTTGCGTAAGCGATCGACGGTGGAGGAGTATGATCCGTTTCGCGAGCTGAGGTGATCATGGGAGTGTTCGGAGGCTCCGCGCCCAAGGTACCGCCGGTGTACTCGGCCCCACCGCTGCCCGACGCCACTGACGAGGCGGTGCGCAACGCTAGACTCATGGAGCGTCGTCGCCAGCTCGGGCTCCAGGGGCGGATGAGCACTTTCCTCACCACCGCGCAGGGTGATCAGTCGCCGCCCACCACCGCGCCCAAGACGCTCCTGGGGGCGTGACATGCCTAGACCTCTGACCAGCGCGCCGCCTGATCCGGCTGATGCCGAGCGCAATCGGTGCCTGGCTTACCTCAAGGCGCTGGAGAACGACCGGGCGTCGTACTTGGAGCACTGGCGCGAGATCAACGACTACGTGCTGCCCCGCCGGCTGCGTGATCTCTACACTCGAGATCAGGGCGGGAAGTACGGCGACAACATCATCAACAACACCGGCACTCGGGCGATTCGGATTCTGGGGTCAGGGAAGATGGCAGGGCAGACTTCTCCTGCCCGGCCGTGGTTTCGGTACACGGTAGCTGATCCTGACCTCCTGGGCGACTACCAAGTGATGGCGTGGCTTGCCGCGGTAGAGCGGGTGGTGTCGGAGGTGTTCGCGCGCTCCAACCTGTACGCCAAGCTCCACGAGCTGTGGACGTTGCAAGGCGCGTTCGGCACCGCTGCACTGTACGTGGAGGAGGACGACGAGGACGACGTGCGCGGGTACGTCTTCCCCACTGGGCAGTACGTGCTGGCCTCCAGCTCGCGGGGGCGGGTGGACACCGTCATCCGGTCGTTCAACATGACCGCCGTGCAGTTGGTGCGAGAGTTTGGGATTGACAACACGTCGGACGACACCAGGCGGAAGTACCGCGACCGGCAGTGGACGGAACGGGTGGCGGTGGTGCATGAGATCGCCCCCAACGTCGACCGCACCACCGGCAAGATGGACAACTGGAACATGCCGTTCCGGTCGGTGTGGTACGAGCGCAATGCTCCGCCGGAGTGGACGCGCCCGCTGCGGCGGTCGGGGTTCGAGGAGTTCCCGGTGGCGGTGGCGCGCTGGGATGTGATCGGTGAGGATGTGTACGGCACCGGCTGCCCTGGCATGGACATGCTGGGAGACGTGAAGGCCATCCAGCTCTACGAGAAGCGCAAGGCGGAGACCACCGAGAAGATCATTAGGCCCCCGCTCAAGGCGCCGGTGGCGGCGCGGTCGGCGGCGCTGTCGCAGCTCCCCGGGCACGTGTCGTACGTGGACGAGACGGCGGCGGGCACCAAGGTGGAGCCGCTGGTGCAGGTGCGGGCTGATGCGGTCTCAGCGCTGGAGGCGTCGATCCGCGAGCACGAGCGGCGGGTGATGTCTACTGCGTACGCGGATCTGTTCCAGATGATGATGATGGACGACCGCACCCAGCCGGTCACCGCACGGGAGATCAACGAGCGGCACGAGGAGAAGATGCTTCAGCTTGGTCCGGTGGTGGAACGGGACCAGGACGAGGTGCTGGACCCCATCCACAACCGTGTGGTGAAGATCCTCTGGCGGCGGGGGAAGTTGCCGCCCATGCCCAAGGTGCTATCGGGGCGACGGGTGAAGGTGGAGTACATCTCCACCATGGCCCAGGCGCAGAAGCTCCTCGGCACCAGCTCCACCGAGCGCTTCGTGTCCTTCATCGGGTCCACTTCGGCGGTCAGCAAGGAGATCTTGGACATCGCCAACTTCGACAAGATCGGCCGGCGCTACGCGGAGAACCTTGGCATGGCGCCCGACGAGGTGCGGTCGGAGGAGGAGGTGGCTGAGCTTCGCGCGCAGCGGCGGCAGGCGGAGCAGGCTGCGCAGCAAGCGGAGTCGATGGCAGCGGGGGCTCAGGCGGCGGAGGCGGCCAGCCGGGCTGATCTCAGCGGGGACAACGCACTGTCTCGGCTGCTCAACTCGGTGGGCGGCGGTGGGGGGCCGGTATGAGCGGTATCTCTGTAGACCCGGCGCGCATCGGGCGGCGACGGGCGCGCGAGAAGCGGCAGGAGCAGGCGCGCATCGACGCGCTGGTGGGGGTGATGTCCACCCCCGTGGGTCGCGACTTCGTGTGGGATCTGATCGACAGGCGGTGTGGGCTGCTGTCTGTGTACTACGGGGACGACGCTGGCGTGTACCGTAGCGAGGGCAGACGAGAGGTGGGGCACAAGCTGGTAGAGGATCTGCAAGCACATTGCCCTGAGCAGTACATTTTGATGTACAACGAGCAGGTGGTGGGGCTGCGGAACGGGCTGGAGCTTGAGCGCGCCACTGCCGATAACGAGACCGGAGAAGAGTGATGGCTGACCCTGTGACGCCGGCGCCTACCACGCCAGCACCGACCACGCCGGCTCCGACCACGCCGGCTCCGACCACGCCGGCTCCGACCACGCCGGCTCCGACCACGCCGGCTCCGACCACGCCGGCTCCGACCGAGACGAAGGCTCCGTCTACCATCCTGACGGAGACCCCGCCGGCCGCGGCGCCGGAAGACATCAAGGTGACGCTGCCCGAGGGGTGGCAGGATAACGGGCTGGTTAAGGACTTCCTGCCGCTGGCGAAGGAGGCCAAGCTCACCAGCGAGCAGGCGCAGAAGCTTGTCGACTTGCACATCAGCACGGTGCGCAAGACGCAGGAGCAGTACCGAGAGCAGATGATGAAGTGGGCCGAAGAGGCGAAGGCAGACAAGGACCTTTCCGTCAACTTTGATCAGAACATCCAGGTGGCGCGCCGCGCGCTGGACAAGTTTGGCAGCCCCGGTCTTCGGGAGCTGTTGACCTCCACCGGGCTGGGCAACCACAAGGATGTGATCAAGTTCTTCGCCAGTGTCGGGAAGCTCGTGTCTGAAGATCGCCTACCTGGAAACGGGGCGGCTGACGGTGCAACGGCTGAGCCGAGCAGGGAGGACTTGCTCAAGCAGGTGTACCCCAACAGCCCTGGCATGTTCCAGGGTAAGTAGAAAGGATCGTAAATGGCAACTATCACTGATCTGGGCTTCCCCACGCTGGCGAACGTCCTGGCGCGCATGGCGCCGGACGGGTCGATTCGGCCGATGGTGGAGCTGCTGGCGAAGAAGCTGGATTTCCTCGACGACATCCCGTGGCAGGAGTGCAACCTGGAGACTGGGCACCAGATCTCCACCCGCACCGGTCTTCCCTCGGCCCAGTGGCGCTCCATCAACCAGGGTGTGAGCGTCACCAAGACCGATGCGGCGCAGTTCATCGAGTCCACCGGCATCATCGAGGATCGCGCTGAGGTCGATGTCGACATGCCTGGTGACATCAGCCAGCTTCGCCTCAACGAGGAGGCGGGCAAGGTTGAGATGATCACTCAGGAGTTCGCTCGCGCGCTGTTCTACGAGAGCACTCTCGACAACGCGGACCGCATCCACGGCCTCACCGCCCGCTACGGTGGGACCACCGGGTTCACCGCGTCCAGCTACGTGCTCAAGCCGGGCACCAACTCGGGCACCAACTGCCGGTCGATCTGGCTCATCAACTGGGAGATGGGCAAGGTCTACGGGATCTACCCCAAGCGGTCGTCCGCCGGGCTGATTCGCAAGGACCTCGGCGAGATCGACTGCCTCGACGGCAGCAGCAAGAAGTTCCGCGGCTACGCCACCAAGCTCCAGTGGAAGTGCGGCGTGGCGGTAGAGGACTACCGCGCCAACTGCCGCATGCAGTGGGACCCTGACGACACCACCAACTTCGCCGACACCACCAAGGGCATGTACCTGGCGATGCAGCAGATGCTCGGCACGGTGTTCAACCTCGGCGCGCAGGCGCGGTTCTACATGGACCGCACTTCGTACAACAAGCTGGTGGCGCAGCTCGCGGCCAACTCCGTCAACTTCCTGGAGTACGTGGCGATGGGCGGCAAGCGGGTGCCGTCCTTCCTCGGCGTGCCGATCCGCATCACCGACGCGCTGGTGGCCGAGACGGCGATCAGCTAAGGAAAGGACCGAACATGCTCGACGCAAACTTCAAGTTCGACGTGACCCCGAAGGCTCTGACCGCTGGCACCACGCCGGAGCTTTCCACCAACGTCTACGACGCGGGCGCCGCCAAGAAGCTGTTTGAGGGCGTGCCCGGCAAGGCCCCGCTGCTCGCCGTGAACTACAAGTGCATCGCCGGTACTGGCACTCAGTCCTGGCGGGCGCAGTTCGTGGGGGCTAGCGCGGCTGCTCTCAACGCCGACGTGGTGATCATCGCTGACACCGGCGTCGTGCTGGTGGCGGACGACGGCACCGCCATCGACGCCACCCACAACATGGTGAAGCGGGTG